CATTAATAGCAACATTAGTAGGTATGTGGTTTACATTACAAGCTGATATAGCTGAAGCAAAAGAACTACCAGAACCATTACCACCAGATGTTACTAGGATGGAATATGATATGAAAGATCAATTAATCAGACAAACTATCATGACAACTCAAGAAGATGTTACAGAGTTAAAAGAACGTCTTGTTAGAATGGAAGATAAGATTGACAAATTAAGATAATTACTTATGAAAAAATTGTTTTTTACGTTACTATTAACTGTAGTATTCACATTACAAGCAAATTCCCAAATAGTAGTAACTCATTTTAATGCAGAGTGGAATGCTCCTAATAAAGCTGAATGGGTTGATAATTTAACAGATTGTGAAATAACATATGTTGATATAGCTAAAAACCCAAAGTTACAACAAAAACATAAAGTAGTAGTAGTACCTACAATTATTATATTTAAAGATGGAGAAGAAGTAAAGAGATATCAAGCAGATATTTCTTTTAAAATGTTAGCGACTAAAAACGAACTCCAAGAAGAAATTGATGAGATTATAATGAGTTCATTCTAAAACAAAAAAAATGGTATTAAAAATAGGATCAAAAGGAAGTATAGTTAAAGATTTACAAGAATTTCTAGAAATAGAAGCAGATGGTATATTTGGTAAAGGAACAGAACGTGCAGTAAAAGCATTTCAAGCAGACATGAATTTAGTAGTAGATGGTTTAGTAGGACCTAAAACTATGGATTTAATGGGATTGGTAAGTACTGATTTAGCAGAAAAAACATATGTAACAGAAAATGGCTTACTTATTAATAAACATTATCTACCAGTAGGAGAATATAAAGAAGGAGCCTGGAATAAAGAATATTTATTTTTACATCATACTGCAGGTTGGCATAACCCATTTAGAACAATTGATCATTGGGGTAGAGATGATAGAGGAGCTGTTGCTACTGAATTTGTTTTAGGAGGACAATCAATAAAAGGAAATGATAATCAATATGATGGAGAAGTAGTTCAAGCATTTCCAGAAGGTGGATTTGGGTGGCATTTAGGAAAAAATGGTTCACAACACATGCATGTACATTCTGTAGGTATTGAAGTTAATAATTTTGGATATCTTAAAAATGGAAGAACATATGCTGGACAATTAGCTGATGACTCACAAGTTGTTGAATTAAGTGAACCTTTTAAAGGGTACAAAGAATGGCATAGATATTCTAACAAACAAATTGAAAATTTAAAAAAATTAATATTATACATAGCAGATAGAGATAATATTGATGTTAGACAAGGACTACCAGCTGTAATTAAAAAATATGGAGTTGCTAAAGGATTTGATTTTAACGAAGATGCTTACTACGGTAGAATAAAAGGGTTATGGACACATACAAATACAAGAAAAGATAAATTTGATATGTTTCCACAACAAGAGTTAGTTGATATGTTATTAAGTTTATAACATAGTTTGGATACTCTATTCTTTGTTTGTATCATACGTAATTAAATTTATAATATGTTAAGCAACTTTAAAAAATATTTATTTCCTCTTTTAATTGCATTTTCTGCCTTATCAGTAAGTGCATCAGCAGCATTTTATTCAGTTAGTGGATTAAGTAAATTATTTGCTGGAGCTGCATTTGCAGTTATAGTAATGGCGGCTTCATTAGAAATAGCTAAATTAGTTATAGCTTCCCTTTTATACCAATACAGAAAAAACTTACCAAGATTATTAAAATGGTATTTATCTTTAGCTTGTGTAGTACTTATCCTAATCACCTCAATGGGTATTTATGGATTTCTATCAGCAGCTTATCAAGAAACAGCTGCAAAAGCTGGAAGTATTGATTCCCAAATAGCATTAATTGAAACTAAAAGAGATAATATTAAAGAACAATTGGTTGTATATAATGAAGAAAAATCATCTATTAATGAGTCTGTGACTAGTTTGAGAAATGGTTTATCTACGAATAAAATACAGTATAAAGACACATTAGGTAATATAATTACCACACAATCATCTTCAACACGTAGAGTTTTAACACAACAATTAGATCAAGCTATTGAAAGGCAAACTATAATTAATGAAAAGTTAGATGTTTTAAATCAACAATTATTTGAATATGAAGAAGAAATAGTTGAAGTAAGGTTAAGTGATGCTGTGTCTAGTGAATTGGGTCCTTTAAAATATCTATCAGGTTTGACTGGATTTCCTATGGATAGAATTATAAATTGGTTATTATTAACTATTATATTTGTATTTGATCCATTAGCAATTGCTTTAGTAGTAGCTGCTAATTTTGCTTTTGAACAAATTAGACCAAAAACAAGAAAAAATTTATATAGAGAAGATGTAATTATTGAAGAAGAGGATGAACCAACTGATATTTGGGATCATGAAGAAGATTTAGATGATAGTGAATTAAGACTTAAAGAAGGTTGGGTAGAAACTGGATATATGGGGAAAGATGAAGATGCTAGTCTTGATGTTCAAGCAAAATACACCGATTGGGAAGAAGAAGCTGAAGAAAGAATGAATATTATAGGTCAAAATGGTAATAATGGAGAACATTATGAAAAAAGCCCAGAACCCGAAGTAATAAATTCTATTGATAATTTAACAGTTCAAGAATTAAAAAATTTATTGTCAGTAACCCCAAAAACAAATAAATATGGACCTAAGGGGTGGAAAACTATACAAAATAGAATTAATGAAATCCAATCTCAAAGTAATGAAGATGATGATGATTTAATTATTAAATATTAAGTCTAGTTTGGTTATATAAACCAATTTTTTTATATTGGTGTAAATAAAAAGTTATAAATGAAGATTAGTCACGAAACTCCAATGTGTTTACTAGAAGATAGTATAAAATTTAACGATTATGATTACTGTCTACCTCACCTCTTAGATGAAGAACCTAAATATCTAGAATACTTTCAGAAAGCAAAAAAAGAAGGACGTTATATTATAATGGATAATTCATTACATGAGTTAGGTGAAGCTTATACTCATGAACGTCTTATTCATTGGGTTAATGAATTAAAACCTAATGAATTTATAGTACCAGATGTTTGGGAAGATGCTGAAGAATCAATCCAAAACGCTACAATATGGCAATTATATGATTTCCCTGAAGGTGTTGAAAGAGTAGCAGTAGTACAAGCAAAAACTTTACATGAAGCAGCTCAATGTGCTGTAGCGTATAAAGATTTAGGTTATGGTAAAATAGCATTTTCTTATGGTGCTTCTTATTATAATGATATTTGTACTCACCCCAATAAAGATTTAGGAAAAGCATTAGGTAGATTATTTGTAATATCTACTTTACTTAAAACTGGAGAATTAAAACAAGACGATAGAATTCATTTATTAGGGTGTGCTGTACCCCAAGAATTTGGGTGGTATAAAGGTATAAATTGTGTTGAATCAATTGACACATCAAATCCAGTAATGGCTACTTTAGAAGATGTAGCATATTCTAACCAAGGTTTAATTTCAAAACCTAAAGCAAATATGAATGATTATTTTTATATGTTAGATAATCAAGTTGATTATGATTTATTAGAATATAACATTAATAAATTTAGAAAAATTAATTGTATATGAAAGCAAAATACACAAATGAAGATTGTTTTGTAATTCCTATTAAAATAGGTGATACAATATTAACAGGCAGATTTAGAAATAAACCAGTAAAAGTAAAAGAAGTTGGTATAGATGAATTAGGACAACCTACAGTAAACGGTAATCCTATTTTAAAATTTAGACTTCCAAAAGTAATGTAATGTTAAAAAAACAATCAATACGTCAACAAAAAATATATTTAAATAGATCATCAGATCCAATAGTATCAAAAGATGAAGTTATTTTGCTTAGTGAAAATTGGAATGAAAATGAAGAGTTTTTATTTAGAAAACTCTTAAAACAAGGAGGAAGTGTAAGCATACAAGGAACTCATTTTAGAGTGGTAGTTAATGAAAAATTACGTAAATTAAATGAACAATAGCGTTTGCCTATACGCTTATAATACCTGGCAATTTTAAAATAAATAAAATGACACAATTAGAAATTAATTTTAAAGACGCACAACGTCCAAAACATGCAGTAGTATCACTTTCAGGTGGTATGGATTCAAGCACATTATTACTTAAATGTCTTAATGAATTTGAAACAGTAACAGCTTTATCATTTGATTATGGTCAAAAACATAAAGTTGAATTAAAAAGAGCAAGAGCATTGGTAGATTATTTAAAAAGAAATGGTCACAATGTTGCATATCAAGTAATTAAATTAGATGGTTTAGTAGAATTATTAGACTCAGCTTTAGTTGAAGGTGGAGATGAAGTTCCAGAAGGACATTATGCTGCTGAAAATATGAAAGCTACAGTAGTACCTAATAGAAATAAAATATTTGCTTCAATTACTCAAGCAGTTGCTCTATCAGTAGCTAACAGAACAGAAGAACAAACATCAATTGCTTTAGGAATTCATAGTGGTGATCATGATATTTATCCTGATTGTAGACAAGAATTCAGAGATGCAGATGATAAAGCATTTAGAGAAGGTAATTGGGATGCTGAAAGAGTAGGATATTATACTCCATATCTTGAAGGTGATAAGTTTACTATTTTACAAGATGGTGAAGTATTATGTAAAAAACTAAAAATTGAATTTGATGAAGTTTATGCTAGAACAAATACTTCATACAAACCAACCCCAGAAGGATGGTCTGATTATAAATCAGCATCTTCTGTAGAACGTATTGAAGCGTTTATTAAATTAGGAAGACCTGATCCAGTACAATATGCTGATGAGACGGGTGCAGTTGATTATGAAACAGCTAGAATTTATGTAGAACAAGTTCTTGCTGAGTACGAATTAGAACAAATTAAAAATTAAATTATGAGTGATAAACAAGATCAATTAGTTGATAAAGGAGTAGATAAAATTGTTGAACAATTAGCAGGTAGAAGAATAAAAGAATTACCTGATGCTTACCTACATCAAAAAATAAGTTTTTTTAAGTCAGGTGTCAGAATATTAGGATATATTTTTATTCCTTTTAGTTTGGTTACTGCAACAGCTTTACTTATATTGAGTGAAGTAATAGGTATAATAGAAGAATTAGTATAATTAATTAAATAAATAAAAATGGATAAAGGAATTTTATATTTTAGTGCCCCTTGGTGTGGACCTTGTAAAGCACTATCACCACAAATGGAAGAAATTGCCAAATCTGGAATACCAGTTAAAAAAATCAATATTGATTATGATGCTGAGTTTCCTGCAAAATACAATGTTAAAAACATTCCAACTAGTATTGTATGTGATTTAAATGGAACTGAAATTAAAAGACACGTTGGAGCTTTTGATGGTATAAATGCAATAAAAAGTTGGTTTAATGGGTAAGTTTCAATCAAGTAAAGTATTCGATGGATTTAGTACTGTTTTTCGCCAGTGGAAAGCTGAAGATACTCATTGTAGATTTTTACATGGCTATGGAATTAGTTTTAAAGTATATTTTGAAGGTGAATTAGATCATAGAAATTGGGTTTGGGATTTTGGAGGAATGAAAAGAGCTAATACTAAAATTGATGGTAAATCCCCTAAAGAATGGATGGATTATATGTTTGATCATACTGTAATAATAGCTAAAGATGACCCAGGAATGGGTGGTTGGAAAACTATGGATGAATTAGGAGTAATTCAATTAAGGATTATTGAAGCAACTGGTGCTGAAAAATTTTCTGAATATATTTATAATAAGTTAAATGAGTTTGTTAAAACTGAAACTGATAATAGAGTCAGAGTCACTAAAGTTAAATTCATGGAACATGGTAAAAATGCTGCCTATTACAGCGAATAATAGGTTATAACAGTGAATGAAAAACCACTTTAAAAAATTAACAACATGCACAAACAATTGAAGAGGGTTGAGGATTATAATAAAATTCTCCCCGTTTTAGAAGTATACACTGCGGTACAATCTGAAGGATCAAGACAAGGATACCCCACAATAGTAATTAGAACAACAGGATGCACTCATAGATGTTACTTTGGTGAAGGAGGATGGTGTGATTCATGGTATACAAGTATTCATCCAGAAAAAGGAACATACTCATTTCAAGATATAATTGATATGTACGATCAACATCCTCATATAAAAGAAATGATGTTAACTGGAGGATCACCAACAATGCATCCAAAGCTAGTAAATGAATTAACTCATTTTGCTCATGAAAGGGATATTTTTATTACTATTGAAACAGAAGGTTCTCACTTTCTCCCTACAGACTATCCTATTAACCTTTTATCTATTTCTCCTAAGTTTAGTAATTCTATTCCAAAGTTAGGAGCAGTAACACCTCAAGGAAATGATGTTGATGAAAGAATGATTAAAAAACATAATTCAAAAAGATTAAACTATGAAGCAATTAAACAATCTATTGAATATCATTCTGATTATCACATTAAACCTGTATTAGATAAAAATCTATCTATGGTAGAAGAAGTAGAAGAATTTATTAAAGAATGTAAAGTACCAGACGATAAAATTTGGGCAATGCCCGCGGGTGATACTAGAGAATCTTTAATGGAATCATATCCTGAAGTAATGAATTTTGTAAGAGATAGAGGATGGAGATTTACAGGTAGATCTCATATTATGGCTTTTAATACTGAAAGATGCGTGTAAAATTAATTTATGGTTCTGATACAGGTAATACTGAAAATGTTATAGATAATAACCTATTAGGTATTTTTGAACCTTACTTTGATATTGAAACTATAGGTGTACATGCTGTTAGACCTGAAGATTGGAAATTACATGATTTTTATATTTTAAGTATACCAACTTGGTATGATGGTGAATTACAAAGTGATTGGGAAGATTATTTTGAAGAATTTAAAACTATAGATTTTACAGGTAAAACAGTAGCTATATTTGGTTTAGGTGACCAAATTGGGTATGATGAGTGGTTTTGTGATGGTGTAGGAATATTAGCTAAAGTAGTTGAGGAAAATGGAGGTAAAATAATAGGCCTCACTAAAAAAGACGATTCATTTGAGTTTGAATCTTCTAAAGCTCTTAAAGATGAAAATACATTTTGGGGGTTATGTTTAGATGAAGATAATCAAGATGAATTAACTGTAGAGAGATTAAAAAATTGGTATAAACAATTAAAAACAGAAATAAATGTACAAATATAACGCAAAATTAGATAGAGTAGTTGATGGAGATACTGTTGATGCTCTTGTAGATTTAGGATTTGACACTTGGAAAAAAGTAAGAATTAGAATGCATGGGATGAATGCACCTGAATCTAGAACTAGAAATTTAGAAGAAAAAGCTAGAGGATTAGCAGCTAAAATTAGATTAGAAGAACTTTTAGAAAGTGGAAGGTTTACTTTACAATCAATGGGGGTAGGTAAATTTGGAAGATGTTTAGGTATTATATATGTTGATGGTAGTAATGTTAATCAAGCATTAATAACTGAAGGCCATGCAGTTGAATATCATGGTGGTAAAAGATAAAAATTTATGTTAAAAATAGATAATAAAATTCATCTTTATTGGGCTGATATAGAATTATTAACAGATAAATTATGTGAAGAGATTGTAAAAATACCAAATGTAACTCACATATCAGGTTTATCTAGAGGTGGGTTAATACCAGCAGTAATGGTTTCTCATAAATTAAATCTTCCATATACTGATAAAATATTATGGTCAGATGATAAAGTAATAAGAAATACTTTACTTATTGATGATATTTGTGATAGTGGAGAAACATTATATAATAGTGAAGCAGCTATAACTGCTGTTTTACACCATAAACCACATACAGCAAGATTTACACCTACAGCTTATGCTCAAAGGTTTGAAGGTGATGAGTGGATTATATATCCTTGGGAAAGAAAAGATTCAAAGGCAATTCAAGATTATAAATTACCATAATATTTATAATTAAAACATTATGGTATATTTTTGCAATATGGATTATGACTCTGATTCTGGTAAATGGTGGATTGATGCTTTTTACAATTGGCCTTCTACTGAAACTACTAGAACATTTTATGATACAGAAGCAGATGCATATGTTTTTTATTATTCAATAATAAATAATACTCCTTAATATGGCAGACCCAATAAAATTTTCAGAATCACTACCAGATAATGCTGTTTTAAAAATTTCAACAGCTGCAGGAGTATCAAATGTAAATTATGGTCCCACTTCAGAAACAGGTTGGTATAATGGTTTAAGAACAACGGGGTATACTATTATAAAAGCTCAAGAGGGTGATTCACCTCTTATTTATGCCCCTGCAACTGATGATGAATTTATTCAATTTTGTAATACAACAGCAAATCCTGGTCCTTCAACTACAATTACTACAGTAGGGTATGGGTTAGATTTTCTTTCTACTTCTGAGTATATGGTTTTTCATGGAACAGAGAATATAAGTAATTTTCCTGTAGGTTTACCTATGACTGGTTTATCTTGTTATGTAGATGCTCAAATTGAAGAAAGTAGCGGTACTGCAAATAAATGGTATGATATAAGTGGAAATGGTTTAGAATTTAATTCGAATGGTACTTCACTTTCAAAAGTTTCTTTAGGTGGATATACAGGTTTTCAATTTAATGATTCAGGGTATTTCCAATGTAACGACAAATTTAATGCTGTTAATATAGGAGGAGATTGTACTATAGTTATGTGGGTTTGGTGTACTAGTATAGCATCAAGAGATACTATTTTTGAAAAAGTGGGAAATGGGGGAACATCTTATCAATGCTCAGTAGCTATTACTTGGGAAACAAATGAAGCATTTTCTTATTATTCAAGAAAAACACCTAATTATGATTCTGCAGGTACATCAGCTTGTGATACTAATAGTGGTGAAGGTGCTTGGACTATGATGGCTATTAAAATGAGTACAGGTTTAACTTCAACAGCAAGAACTGGATTTTATTCAAAAAATGGAGCTAATTGGACTGCTAATTACAATTCAAGAAGCAATACAGCATTAGTTAGAGGTCAACAAATTAGAATTGGAACAGGATATGCGGGGGTTGTAGAAGGAACAAATGGTATTGGAGCTTTATTAACATATAATAAAATGCTTTCTGATACTGAAATTGAAGAAGTTTACGATGCTATGAAAAGTAAATTTGGACTAAGTTAATTTAGTTTGGATTTCCTTAAATTAGTTCGTATATTATTAATATTAAAACAAATACAGTTATGGCAAAAGACAATAAACTAAATGAAAAACTAGAAGTTGTACAAAAAGGGTTTGCAAATGGAGTTGCAACCAACTTTCCTTTAAATGATAAACAAAAGGAAAAAATGATAGAAAAAGCTACTAAAGCATATGGAGAATTTTTAACTGCATTAGATTGTGATTGGGAAAATGATCCTAATTCATCTGATACACCTAGAAGAGTTGCTAAAGCATATGTAAACGATTTATGGGCAGGTAGATACACCCCAATGTCACCAATTACATCCTTCCCTTCAGATGGTTATGATGGAATTGTAATTGAAAGAAATATTCCATTAACATCAATGTGTTCTCACCACCACCAAACAATTAGTGGTGTAGTTCATATAGGTTATATAGCTGGAGAAGAAGGTCAAGTAGTTGGATTATCCAAATTAAATAGAATTGTTGAGTTATTTGGTAGAAGAGGTGCCATACAAGAACAATTAACATCAGCTATTCATAATGCAGTTGATAAAATTACTGATGGTAATAGAGGTGTTATAGTAACTATAGTTGCGGGACATAATTGTGTTTCTTGTAGAGGAGTTAAACATCAAGGAGCAGGTATGGTAACAACAAAAGCATCAGGAGTATTTAGACAAAATACTAACTTAGCGAGAAAAGAATTTTTTGACAGTTTAAAAATTAATAATGGAGGACACCAAATTTAAAAGTTATGAGTAAAGATTTTAATAAATTTATGAAAAAATCACCAAATGTTCCATTTGTAGATGAAGTAGAAACATTTAATGCTACAATGGGTAAACCCAATAATTATGAACCTACAATCCCAGAAAAAAAAGAATGGCAGTTTGTTTATGATTTTATTCTTGAGGAACTTGAAGAATACAAGGTTGCATGCGAAACAGGTAATATTGTTGAGGTTCTTGATGCTTTATGTGACATTGCCTACGTTTCAGTGGGTAACGGAACTATGCTACACGGTCTTAAGGATAAAATATGGCCAGCATATCAAGAAGTACAAGGGTCGAATATGTCTAAAGCTTGCTCAAGCGAAGAGGAAGCACAAGCTACAGTGGAACTCCGTTCCAAGGAGCAAAATGAACCATGTCACTACGAAAAGGTTGGTAAATATTATATTGTCTATAGAACACGTGATAGAAAAGTAATGAAAAATATTAATTACTATAGACCTGATTTAAAACAATTTTTCACTAAAAAAGAAATTAATAACATTTAAATTAAATAAAGGTTTTGTATAAAAAATGTTTTGCACAAAGAGTTAAAGGAAATAATTTTTTAATTCATCTTTGGGATGATGGAGGTTATAAAAAAATTGAATGGACTAATCAAGCTTATATTGAGTGTGATGAATCACAATCTACACATACAGGGCTAAATGGTGAACCATTAAAGAAAATCTCAAACTGGAAATCAGACAATTCAAAATTACATTTTCACGATATGACTCCATATCAAAAATTCTTAGTTGAAAAATATGGGATTAATGATGAACCTTCAACTACACAAAAAGAATTATTTTTTGATATTGAAACGGAAATGGGAGATGCTCTTACTGAAGATTATATTAAATCAGCACCTAAAAAGGTAACATCAATTGCTTGGTATGATAAACAAGTTGACGAGTGGGCTATTTTAATTTTAGACCCTACATCTAAGTTATCAAGGACTAAAGCAAAAACTAAAGAAATTATACCCTGTAAAACTGAAGAAGAATTATTACTTAAATTTATTGAAAAATTTAGGGAAATTGATCCTGATATTATAGTAGGATGGAATAGTGATTACTTTGATATTCCTTATTTATATTATAGAATGTGTAATGTTTTAGGACAAGATATTGCTCGTTATTTATCTCCTATTGGTTATGTTAGAGAAACACCATGGTTTAAAGATCAGTATATTCAAATTGCAGGGGTTGAGTCTTTAGATTATATGCGTTTACATAAGAAATTTAGTTGGGCAGATGAACCATCATTTAAATTAGATGCAATTGGTGAAAAATATGCTAAAATTAAAAAAATCGAATATGAAGGTAATTTAGATAAATTATTTGAAGAGGATCCACTTAAATTTATACAATATAACTTTCGAGATGTTGAAATATTAAAAGTATTAGATGAAAAATTAGAATATCTATCATTAGTAAAAAACCTAGCACATAAAGGTAAACATAATTATAGTGAAGTATATGCTAATACAAAAACACAAGATGGAGCTATATCAGCTTATTTATTAAGTAAAAAAATTATTCCACCTGCTAAAGATCGTAATCCTTTATCTAAGAAAAATTATGCTGGTGGGTATTTATTTTGTCCAAAAGCAGGAATTTATAATTATGTATTTGATTTAGATTTAACTTCACTATACCCTTCAATTATAATGACTGTTAATATTGGTAAAGAAACAATGGTTGGAAGGATTATAGATGCTGATGATAGAAATAATCGTTTAGGGTTAAATGATTTAAAAAGTAGAGATTATGCTGAAGAATTAATTGTTGAAAATCTTAAAAGGACTAGAACTAAAGTTAATGTAGGCAGATTAGTTAGGATGATTGAAGAAAATGAACTATCTATATCAGCAAATGGGGTTATGTTTGCTACTAATCGTGAGTCTGTATTATCAACTATTCTAAAAAAATGGTTTGATGAAAGGGTTAAATATAAAAATGCAATGAAAAAAGCATATAAATCTGGAGATAAAGAATTAGGTGCTGCTTATCATATGAAACAGTATACAATGAAGATTTTACTTAATTCGTTATATGGGGCAACAGCTTTGGGCAGTTTCAGGTATGGTAACGTTATATTATCTGAAGCTATAACGCTTAGTGGACAGCGTATTATACAAGAATCTGCACTATCAGCTAATAGAGAAATTAATAAAGAAATAAAAGCATAATGAAACATTTAGAAGATACTCCATGGTGGATTTGTGATTCCGAAGATACTAATTATGTAGCGTATTCAGATACAGATTCAATTTATATACATGCCGAACCTTTATTAAGACATAGATATAGTAATTTTGATGAAATGTCTGAAGAGGATAAAGATAATAATTTAGAAACTATAGCAATGGATTATGAAAAAATAGTAACTAAATCTTATGATTCATTAGCATCTGATTGTTTTAATGCTAAGGGTAAGCATAGACTTGATATGAAAACTGAGTGTGTTATTAGAGCAGCTTATTTTAGAGCAACTAGAAGATATGCTCAATGGATTACTAAACAAGAAGGTATCGTAAAGGAATCACTTGATGTTAAAGGTCTTGAATTTAAAAAAGCGAATTTCCCACCTGTATTAGGTAGATTTTTCCATAAAACATTAGTTGATGTTTTAAAAGGTACTCAACAAAATGAAATTGATGGTAGAGTTAAAGAATTTAAAAAAGAAATATTAGATGGTTCTATTTCATTAACTGAATTAGGAAACCCAACATCAGTAAAAACATTAAATAAATACACTGAACGTAAAGCAAGAGCAGGTGAAATGTTTACTGTTGTAGCTAAAGGAGCACCAGCAGCAGTAAGAGCAGTTATTAGATATAATGATTTACTTAGATTTTGGGGATTAAGTAATAAACACAGTTTAATAACTCAAGGTGATAAAATTAAATGGATTTATTTAAAACCTAACCCATACCAAATTGATGCTATTGCATTCTTAGAGTGGGATTTACCAGAAAAAATTCGTACATTTATCGAGCAAAATGCAGATAGAAAAAAAATATTTGAATCTATTCTGTTAAATAAATTAGAAGGATTTTATAATGATTTAGGTTGGACATTAAATTTAAACCCTTATAAAGAAATGTTTTTTAAGTTTTAATATGGCTAAAGATAAACCAGATATGTTTGCAGAAAATAAGGCAATTATGCCTTATGGAGATAGTGTAGGGGCACCTGCTATTAAACCTACTAACATTGAAGCTTATAAACAGGAAAAAATATTAAAAACTAACCACTATTTTGAAGCTCGTTTTAATGAGATAAAAGATGAATATAAAAAATTATTAGAAGAATTTAAATGGAATGATTTAGTCTATAGTAGTGATTTTAGGTTTGAACCTATAAAAGGTCATACTTACTATTTGTATCAAAGAAAAGATGAAACATTATTTTTATCATTAATAGGACCTGATGAGTGGGATATGATTTTTATAGGATCATTTGAATTAGGTTCTGATGATAAATGGAACAAAATAAATTAAAAATATGATAAATAAATTAACTTTACAATCAATAATAAATAAATATTATCTTGGACTAAATGAAGCCGTTAAATGGGTAGTTGAAGATGATTCTCTAGGAATTAGCTTTATGACACCTACAAAAGATGTTATAGGTGCTGTTAATTGTAGTAACTTTCAATTAGAAAATTGCAAATTAGCAATCTATGATACTAAAAAATTATTAAGTTTAGTTAATATTTGTAATGGAGATTTACTTCTAGAATTAGAAAAAAATAATGCAATTTGTACTAAATTAAAGATATCAGATTTAAATTTTAATCTTAACTATGCTTTATCAGATCCTTTATTAATAAATAAGGTAGGTGAAGTAACAATCCCAGAATGGGTTGTTGAATTAGATTTAACATCTGAAGATGTTGAAAATATTATTAGAGCAAAAAGTGCATTATCTCAAGTTGATAATATGTTAGTAACTACAACCACAAATTTAGATGGTGAGGATGTAGTTGAATTTGTGTTTGGAGATGAATCTGGACATAATAATAAAATAACATATCAAGTTAAAGGAGATATTAAAGAAAAAGATATTAAATTACCATTCAATTCAGATACATTTAAAACCATCCTTCAAGCAAATAAAGACATGGAAGGTGGTAAAATGTATTTAAGTAGTATGGGTTTAATCCAGTTAGAATTTTCGTTAGATGAAATTTCTTCAAAATATTTTATAGTAAGGAAAGCAGAAACAGAATTTTAACATACGTATAATAAATTGACCTTAGGGCGCACGTTTTATTTTTATTAACCGATGATCGAAAGACATCACAAAACCAAATGATATGAGTACATTATTTTATGAACACACCCCATTCGATATTTTATATCGAAATTTTTTCAAAGCAGACGAACAATTCGCTCCTGCATTAAATTCAAAACAACCCCATCCTTTAGACATTTACTACGATCAAGAAGGTCTTTACTTCGAGATTGCATGTACAGGTCTTACAAAAGAAGATATTTCAATTGAAATTGAATCTGATGTATTAAGGATATCTTATTCAAAACCAAAAGATGAAGAAAAACTTGATTTATCAGGTTATATTTATCATGGCTTGAGTAGAAAATCATTCAGTTTAGGATATAAAATTGCTCCTAAATTTGATTTAACTAAAGTAGATGCTGAAATGGAAAATGGTTTATTGAAGATTTCAATTCCATTAACTAAAGAAGCTAAACCGAAAGCAATTAAAATTAAGTAACCTAAAAGCGCCCTTAGGTTGGTTTATATTATAAACTTTCGTATATTACCGTTATAAATTAAAAAAAAGTTATATGCCAAAAATCACAGACTCAATTTTAGAACCTTATTTTATAGGTAAAGATACTCACTGTTATACAGTGTACGAGGTTGTAACACCTCAAGAAAAATACCTAGAAAAAGGAAGTAAAGGTAAAAATTACGAAAAACCTTTAGGACATTATTCTTCATTTGGAGCTTCTTTACAAAAAGTAGCAACATTAAAGCTAAATAATGAAAAAGATCATTATAAAAGTATAAAAGAATATGTTAATAGGTGGGATGAAATATTAATTGAATTAAAACAACTACAAAATTTTAAAGGACTATGAAATTAGAAGCACTATTTAATGCCGTTATTGTTAAACCAATAGAGGCAGAAGAAACCCAACATGGCAATATTATTGTTCCTGATATGGGTAATGAAAAAAATCAAACAGGAGAAGTTATATCTGTGGGACCTGGACAACCAACCATCACAGGTGAATTTACTAAAACTATTAGTAAAGTAGGTGATATAGTAGTATTACCAACACAAGGTTTTACAAAATTACCTTATGATGGAGAAGAATATTGGGTAGGACCTGAAAATCAAATATTAGCTAAAATTAACAAATAAAACAAAAATAAAATGCCAGTACCAAATAATAAAGAGGTTCATTTTGGACCAGAAGCAAGAGCTGAGGTAATGAAAGGAATTAATATCTTAGCTGACGCCGTTGCATGTACATTAGGACCTAATGGGAGAAATGTATTAATAGATGTAAATGGTTATGATGATAATTATAAACCTACACATACTAAAGATGGTGTTACTGTAGCTAGAAATATTACAGTAAACGGATATGTAAAAAACCTTGGAGCTCAATTAGTAAAATATGCTGCTAAACAAACACACACAAAAGCAGGTGATGGAACAACTACCGCTACTGTTTTAGCACGTGAACTAATTAAAGAAGGATTAAACCATTTAAATAATGGTGAAAACGCAGTTCAACTCAAACGTGAGATTGAAGATGCCGTTAAAGAAGTAATTAATATTGTTAAAGAAAATATTTCAAAAGAAATTTCTAGTGAAGAACAATTACAACAAATAGCTACTATATCAGCAAATAATGATGTTGAAATAGGAAAATTAATTGCTACTGCTATTGAAAAGGTAGGTAGAGATGGAGTAGTACATATTGAAGAAAGTAAATCAGGTGAAACATATTTAGAAACTGTTGAAGGTATGCAGTTTGATAGAGGATATAAATCTCACTTTTTTGTTACTAATAATTCAGATATGACTTGTACACTTGAAGATACTTATGTTTTAATAGCAGATCATAAATTTACTCAAGTAAAAGATTTATTGCCAATTTTAGAAAGTGTTTCTAATGCTAATAAATCATTACTAATTATTGCTGATGATATTGATGGAGAAGCTTTAGCAACTCTTATTGTAAATAAAGCAAGAGGTATTCTTAAAGTTGCTGCTGTAAAAGCACCTGATTTTGGGGATAAAAAGAAACTTATTTTAGAAGATATTGCTGCTTTAACAGGTGGTACTGTATTTGATAAAAATAAAGGAATGAAACTTGATAAATTTAGTTGGGAATGGTTTGGTGAAGCTCGTGCTGTAACTATTACTAAAGAACAAACTACAATTGTTGATGGTAAAGGAGATGAAGAAGCAATATCACAAAGAGTATCAGATATTCAAAATCAAATTGAAATTGCAGATTCTAAATATGTTGTAGAACATCTCCAGAATCGTTTAGCAAAAATGGTGGGTGGTGTTTCTATAGTTCATGTTGGAGGATTTACTGAAGTTGAAATGCATGAGAAAAAAGATAGAGTTGATGATGCTTTACACGCAACTAAAGCCGCATTAGAAAATGGTATAGTACCTGGTGGTGGAGCTGCTTTATTATATGCTTCTAATGGATTAGATACTAATTCTTTAGGATATAAAATAGTAAAAAAAGCATGTAGAAAACCATTTAATCAAATATTACTTAACGCTGGGTATGAAAATACTAATGCTGAAATGTTAGCAAATGATCTTTGTAATAGTGGAGATGATTATTGGGCTGGTTATGATTTAAGTAGAGGTATAACTGTTAATATGGAAGAAGCAGGGATTTTAGACCCAACAAAGGTTACAATCGCAGCTTTAGAAAATGCATGTTCAGTAGCAGGAACAGTATTATTAACAGAATGTGTAGTAGTTGATGATGAAAATCAAAAGGAACCAGAACCACACTCAACAGCACCTTTAACTAATGGGTTTTAATAATGGAGAAAAAAGTAGTTGAACATAATGAGTTGATTGCCACAAGAGTACCACCTGGAGACAGGTGGACTCTAGTTGGTGATCCTAAAAAAGAAGTATTTCCTAATTTAACAGATGCTTTAGAAGCTTTTTTCCACCAAACGAGTTTTAGTGGTGCTTATAGATTAGATCCTCTTGATAGTAAACTATATGCAATACAAACATCTAAGGTAGAAGTAAAAAAAGAAGCTCCAAAAGTATATGGTATGTATGGAGAATTTAGACAAGGAATTTAAACTTAATTTGGAATTTTTAACTTTAATTCGTATATTACATTAAATAAAAGTTATGAGTAAAGAACATTCACTATGGGTTGAAAAATATAGACCCAAAACATTAAATAATTATGTTGGCAACGAAAGTATAAAAAAATCTATATCTGCATATTTAAATCAAAATGATATACAAAATTTTATATTTTATGGACCCGCAGGAACTGGTAAAACAACATTAGCAAAGATTATTGTTAATAGCTTAGATTGTGATTACTTATATATTAATGCTTCTGATGAGCGTGGTATTGAAACTATTAGGGATAAAGTCTCAGGTTTTGCCTCAGTTGCATCGTTTAAACCCCTTAAAGTTATTATCTTAGATGAAGCGGATTTTCTTACAATTCAAGCACAAGCATCGCTTAGAAATATAATTGAAACATTTTCACGTACTACTAGATTCATAATGACTTGTAATTATATTGAACGTGTAATTGATCCTTTACAATCAAGGTGTCAAGTACTAAAAGTTATCCCACCATCAAAACAAGACATAGTTTACCATGTTATGGATATTCTTAAAAGTGAAGAATTAGGAATGGGGGCTGATGATTTAAAGTTAGTTATTAACCAACATTACCCAGATATTCGTAAAGTACTCAATACATTACAGGTTTCAAATATAGATGGGGATACAATTACTGTAGATAAAGCAACATTAGTATCATCAGGTTATATGAGAAAAGTATTAAAAGAATTATCTAATGATGAACCAAGATTTAATACTATTAGACAAATAATTGCAGATGCAAATGTTCAAGATTTTGAAGAATTATATAGATACCTTTATGATCATGCTCATATATTTGCTTTAGGTAAAGAAGGAATGGTAGCATATCATATTAATGAGTATTCATATCAATCTAATTTTAGAATTGATAAAGAAATTAATTGTATGGCATTAATAAATCAATTAATTAATGTTTAATGAAGAAGTTTATAGAATTTGCTTTAATATGGTATAGTCAACAAATGGCAATACCATTTTGGGTAATAGGGCATGTACACCTAAGTTTAAATGTATATCAAGACTTGCATGAAATAATCGCTAGTGCAGGTTTAAATATTTTAGTAGCGATAGGATTTTTAATAGATTATAATAAAAACAAAAATAAATAAAATGGCTAAACAACAAAATCAACAAATGAATTTAAATGTAGATGTTAAAAACACTACATCAATTGAAACCCCTAATGGTGAAGTAATTTTCCAACAAGGAGTATTATTACGTAAGGTATCTAAATTTGTAGTAGGTGCAGATGAAGATGCAATTATGCCTATTCCTGTATTTTTTGACCCAGGAACAGGTAAAATATTAGAATCAACAATTCCAGTTGAATTAAGAGATGAATATAAAAATCATACTATAGTATAATGCACCACGAACCCATGCACTTCATCCATGAGACTAAATGTCTTCACCCTGAACTTTTTTACCAAAAGAGATGGTTAGATATAGGATCAATTAATGGATCACCTCATCCTTCTTCTCATGTTAGAGAATGTGAATGGGTGGGTGTTGATCTTGAAGATGGGTTATTATATGAACCTCAATACAATTACCACAAACATAATAAATATACTACTTGGATTGGTAGAGGACATGATTATAGAAGTGATGAAAAATTTGATGTAGTATCTGCTTTTGAAGTATTTGAACATGATCCATTTTATGATTTAACAATTGCTAATATGGTTAATCATTTAAAACCTGGTGGTATGTTTATTATGACTTGCGCAGGTTTAGGAAGAAGAGAACATGGTACTTTAAAGGCCCACCCTGATGCATCACCTTTTACAGCAAAAATAGAGGGATGGAAGGATTTTTATCAAAATAGAGCACCTATTGATTTTAAATCAGTTCCTCATTGGGATAGATTACAAAGAGGATATTGGGGTATAAATGAAGCTACTCAAGATTTATATTATAGAGGATGGAAATCAGATATTAAAGAATATAACATATGAAACTCTGGGATTGGTTAGATGAAATAACAGTACATAAATCAACATCATCTAAATTCTCAGATGAAGATTGGGAAAGTTGGAATTCTTATATGGTTCATAGGTTTATTTCTATGGGGCAGAAAAATATTGAAATAGCTAATATAGCTCAAAGAATGCATCCTACAGATAAAGTAGGAATTTATAATTTTTATTGTAATATGATTCCTAAAAAGAAAGTATGGAATAAATACATTAAATCTAATATTAAAAATAAAAATAAAGAGTTATTAGATATAATAGCTACTTATTTTGAATGTGGGTATCGTGAAGCAAATCATTATATTGACATTTTAGGTAAAAAAGAAGTGAAAAATATTCTATTATCTATGGGAACCGAAAAAAAATTAATAACTAAATTATTTAAATCATGAACATTCAAGTATACAAATTTTTAAAATCAGAAGCAGAAGCAGATAAAAATAAAGCTTTAGCTAGTATTGAACTACTAACAAACCACCCAGCAGGAATAGGTGATCATTCAACTAAAGATTACTGGGATAACTGTACTGAAACACTTAAATTATTATCATCAGCAGATGAAAGACTAGAAATTTTAGAAAAATATTTTAACAATAAAGAAGTAATATAATGGGAAGTACAGTTGAAAAATACTACGAAATGCAGGAAGACATTAAATCAAATAGAAAATCAAGGGTTGTAGTTAATGAAGTACTACAAAGTGATGTAGTAGCTGAATTTGAGTCTGAATACCCTGAATTATCTAAAGAATTTAAAAATATCCAATCTGAAATGTACGAAATGTTTGCAGCTAAACATATGGACTATGGGTTAAATAATATTTCATTAGGTGGTGATTTAAAAATTGAAGCAGACAAAAAATTCTCTCTTACAGGTTTAGCAATTAGACTTACTGATAAAATTTCAAGACTAAAAAATCTTCTTGTAAATGGTAAAAACTATGTTAAAGGAGAAGGAATGGAAGACACGTTTATTGATATAGCTAATTATGGTATTATTGGTTTATTAGTTGGACGTGATAAATGGAAAAAATAAGTTTTGGCTAAAAAAATCCCCGCTATAGTAAAGCTAGTAAGAAATTACGATCCTGAACCTATTAATCATGCGTTTCAGAAAAATGTTTCTTATTCACAACTTTCTATGTTTAGACAGTGTCCTAAAAAATGGTCACTTCAATACAAAGAAGGTCATAAAACCTATACACCTACAATTCATACTGTATTTGGATCAGCTTTACATGAAGCTTTACAACACTATTTAACAGTAATGTATGATGTTAGTGGGGCAGCAGCTGATAGAGAAAATATTATTGGAATATTTGAAGAAAAACTATCAGAAGAATATAGGGTACAGTATAAGAAAAATGGAAATAGTCATTTTAGTGATGCTGTTGAATTAAGGGAATTTTTTGAAGATGGGGTAAACATTATTAATTATTTAATTAAAAAAAGATCAAGATATTTTTCAAAGAAAAACACATACTTAGCTGGTTGTGAGGTACCAATAATTATTACGCCTAATAAACGCTATACAAACGTAGTATACCAAGGTTATTTAGATGTTGTGTTATACAATGAAACATTAGATGAATGGACTATTATTGATATAAAAACGTCAACAAAAGGATGGAGTAAATGGGCTAAAAAGGATGAAGATAAACAATTCCAACTTATATTATACAAAAAGTTTTTTAGTGAAACATTTAACATTCCATTAGAAAAAATTAATATAGAATTTTTTATTGTTAAACGTAAGTTATGGGAAAGTGAAGATTATGTAATACCAAGGATCCAACAATTTGTCCCTGCATCTGGAAAAGTAAAAATGAATAAAGCAACAAATGCTTTAAATGAGTTTATAACAAAAGTATTCGATAGAGAAGGTTATGCTGAAGTAGATCATCAACCAACTCCTGATAATCCTAATAATAATTGTAATTGGTGTGCATTCAATAAAACTCATTTATGTTCTGCAACCTTTTAGAATCCGCATATATGTATATGCAAATATTAAAATATAAAAATTATGACAAATAGTAAAGAAATGACACTAACTAGTGTTAAAGTAAGAAGTAAATTATTTGAAAATTTTAAAATTGAATGTGTAAAAAGAAAATTTAGTTTCCAAAAGCTTGCTGATAGAGCTATCTTTTTGTATCTTACAGATGAAGATTTTAGAAAACAAATAAACAATCAAATTAACTTAGAAATTAAAGAATAAAAATAAATGAAAGAGGGTTATATTAAACAAAGTGATAGGAAGAAAATTTTATTGCTAACAGATGATATTAGAGTTCATTCTGGAGTTGCTCAAATTGGTAGAGAAATTGTAGTAAATACTTCTCATAGATATAATTGGGTTCAAATAGCTGGATCTGTAAAACATCCTGAAAAAGGTAAAGTAGCAGATATATCAGAAGATACTAACAAAGAAAATGGTATTGATGATGCTTATGTAAAATTATACCCTGTAGATAGTTATGGTAATCCTGATATCTTAAGAGAAGTTATTAAAATCGAAAAACCAGATGCTATATTTTTAATTACAGATCCTAGATACTTTATGTGGGTATTTAATATGGAAGAGGAAATTAGAAAAGAAATTCCAATTGCTTATCTTAATATATGGGATGATATGCCTGCACCTCAATATAATGAAGAATTTTATGATTCATGTGATGCTTTATTTGGTATTTCAAAACAAACAAAAGTAATTAATGAAATTGTTTTAGGTGAAGAAAGATGTAAAAATAAAATCATAAAATATGTTCCTCATGGTTTAGATACTAGAAAATTCTTCCCATTAAAAGAAGAAGATAAAGATTTTCAAACATTTAAAAATAGGTTTACTAAAGGAAAAGATAAAGATTTTATATTATTTTTTAATTCTAGAAATATTAGACGTAAATCAATTCCTGATGCTATAGCAGCTTGGAAATTATTTACTGATAGTTTAACAGAGGAAGAAAGAAATAAATGTTTATTTATTTTACATACAGAACCTGGAAGTGAACATGGTACTGATTTACCAGCTGTAATAGAATATGTTATGGGTGTTGATGATGAAACAGTATTAATTTCAAATCAAAAACTTCACCACTCTCACATGAATTATTTATATAATATGGCTGATGCTGTTATATTATTATCGGCAG